TCCACATCTAAATCAGTTCCATCATAAGTTAAATTGGTAGTGCCTTCAATAGTGTTAGCACCAGTCCATACAGCTAGTTGGTCATCTACAGGTGTTCCTGCTTTGGAAACGTCACCACCTCCAGCTGCCGCAACAGCAGCAGTTACGAACGCTGTCGTTGCTATACGTGTTGAATTGTTACCTGCTGTTTGTGTATTTGTTACTGAGTTGTTTCCTAATGTAGCTACTCCTGTAGTTGATAGTGTGCCTGTTATCTCTGTGTTTAATAAGTATACACTACCTGATGCAGTTCTAAAACCTTTAGTTTTAGTTCCATTTTTCATAGTAAATATCTCATACTCAGCACCTTCATCACCAGCTGTTACATTTGTCGATTGTGTTGCTATTTCTACAAAAGTAGTTTTAGTGCCTGCACTATTGTTGGCTGCGTATCTTGTATATCCTATTAAATCGAATATAGATGGACTTGCAGAATTCTTATAAAATTCTAACATTGTAGGATAACCATCAGCATTAATATTTATCAAAGAAAGTTTAGGATGACCTGTATGTGGTGAAGATGAAGCAATGTTGTTAGTTAGTGATAAAACTCCATTAGCGTTATCCCATGTAAATGTATTTGTTCCAGTTAAAGCCGTGGAGGCTGTAAAATAAGGTACATATGTAGCTGTACCAGCTATTGACCCTTTAGCAAACGCACTAGTATCAACACTAAATGCTGGGAAACCTGTTGTACCTGAAAAATCTATTTCGTCGTTTCCTGCATCATAAGTACCTCCGGTTACATAATAATTAGAAGAGGTGTTGTCAGCCCATACTAATTGACCTCCTGTACTTCTAGCCATAACTTGGCCATTACTACCGTCCCCTGTTGGTAAAGATATTATGTAAGAATTGTTGGCTCCCATATCTGTAGGACCTTTTAGTTGAACATAATTGTTGCCGTTTGCAGATGCTTCATGAAAATGTACTCTACCACTATTAGAACCACTCAACCATATTTGATTACCAAAGGCAGTAAGTGCATTAGATAATACTGTACTTGAATCACTTAGTGTAGCTGTAAGTTTTTGTGTACTAGGAGCATAAGCTAAACCTGTAATATAAGTATTACCTCCTGAGAATGCCGCCCAAGACATTTGACCTGCATCAGTAGATACTAAAGCATAACCACTACTGCTAGGATAAGTTGTTGGTAATATATAATCTTGAGTCTCTGAGAATGACGTAGGAGCACGTAATGAAACTGTATTACCACCTCCTGCTTCCCTAAAGTTTATTTTTCCTGAATTTGTACCGCTAAGTATTAATTCTTCTCCAAAAGTTTGAGCACTAGTACCATTGATAGTACCTCCTCCACTATTTGTAGCTACATAACGATAATTTGCATTGTCCCAAGTTAAAGCTGTAATACCGCCACCAGAAGCTTCACTCTCTATCTTGCGATTGTTAGCATTCATTGCTAAACTTTTCAGTAACCTATTATATTGGGACATATTAATAATTGTTGAGGGGATTTGCTAATGCAGGTTCCCCTCGGACCTAGTAGTTATAATTAATCAATTAACTTTAACTTACTATGATTTGACCAGCTTCTGGGCGTACGATTTTTAGACCGTATCTCATAGACATGTAAGAACCAACAATTCCGAATCCCGGATTTGCTTCTTCTACAGTCAATGGTCTTCTCTCTACGTAAGCCATTGGCTTAACGGAAAGGTCAAAGATACCCATTCGTCCACTTGGAACCCATGCATTAACAACAACTGTTAAACCGTAGATTTGTCCTACGATTCCACCTGTTGATAATAATGAACCAAACGGATTGCTTCCTGCGTCGGTAGGCATAACATTTCCACCGTTTGCGATAGCTGCTGAAGTTTGAGCTGTCGTAAAAGCGGTTGCGAAATCAGCCATCTTCAACATATTTTCGTAGTGTCCCGGATTCAAAAACAAGTGTGTTGCATTGTATCCGTGTTTGGACATACGTGAAATAGCTGCGGCTACGTCCGTTAATGTCATGGAATTTGTTCCAGCGGAAGATGCTGCTGTATAAGAGTTAGCTGCTTGTAGAGTAGCTAATGCTTGATTAGCGTACTGGTCCAAACGGCCATCGAATGTTGCAGCAGTTCCTAAGAACGCACCATTTTCTGCCTTTGTGAAATCAGAAAGATTAGCTTCAGTTGAAAGTGCACCAGCAGTACCAATGTCTTGGAATCCTGCTCCTGCGAGTAAGTTAACACCTGTTTGTAAGGTATCGTCTCCTACACCGAAAATAACGTTTGTAACGTGTTGCGTCATGTGTCTATCGACAGCACGGCGTGCTTCGTTCAAAGCCATTTCTACTTCGTTGAATCTTGAATCTTCAATCATTCTTCGGGTTACACCAAGTGCAATACCCCACTCTTTAACTGCTACTCTCTCGGAGCGTAGTTTTGTGTGTTGGTATTGAGGTGTGGTTCCCTCTTCTAGTTGTTCTAGCTTCATGCTAGGTTTTCCGAAAGTAATATCAATATTACCGCCTGTATCGGTAGTCATTGGGTCTGCAAAGAAAGCCATTACTGGAAGGTCTGCGACCTTGTAATCAATAATTGCATCTTTGTAGTCAATAAGGACTCTTTCACCTGTTCCGCCAGTGTTGGCGTATGAACCTGTGTTTAGGCTTGTCAATAGACCGGGAGTTGCGTCGACCATGATTTATCTCCTTAGAGGGTCTGACATTTCGTCAAACCTGCTCCTGTATTCTCCAAAGTTACACATTGTGCTTTTGGAGCTCCTGCTCCGTTAGTTGCGGTAATTAGTTGACCGGGCGTTGCTGCTCCCATCATCATAATAATACCTGCGTTAACGTTTGCACAGTTGATGTTTAATACTACACCGACTCCAGTAATTAGAGATACTAAATCTCCAGCTGCTGCGTCGACGAGTGCTATTCCTACGTATGCAAATTTTGCTGCTGCGTCACCTGTGTCTGCTAATTGCAATTTACCATTGACATCAACGGTACATGCACTTCCGGCAGTGATAGCTTCAGCTGCTTCGTATGGTAAAATACGAGCTGGAGCTCCACCGTCATTAATTAATATTTCTGTTGCCATAATTAATTACCTCTTTTGTAATAGTCTTTGTTCAATGTTATTTTTCCATCGACCATTTTCATACCGAACTCTCTTTTTGTTTCTGGTACTTCACCTTCGTCAGCTGATTTACCTTTTCCGAAAGACCTTTCGGTGTCGTTGCTTGGCTCTGGCATTGCTGCTAAAGCGTCGCTAAATCCAGTCAATCTGGATTCGTCCCATGCTGAAAGTTCATCTGCGCGTACATCTTTCTTATCTTCTTCGATTGAACCGAAAAGGATTTCTCTAGATATAATTGCTTCTACTGCTTTTAGCTTTCTTGCTGCTGCTTCTTCTTCGGCTCTCTTAGCATCTGCTTCTTTGTAGGTCTCAATTGACTTGAGTGCCTCTTCGTAGCTTGCTTTGATTTCCTTATTTGATGCAGTAACTTCTTCTAGCTGTGAGCGTAGGGAAGCGAACTCGCGTTCGACAATGCTTTCTGCGTCGGACTTTACAGTTTCTTTTGTCTCTTCTGACATATTTTCCTCTGTGTGTTCTGACTCGCATCCACATGAATCTTCGTGGCCACCACAACCACAGTCGTGGTCGTCCTCAGGTTCGTGTGAATCACATTTCGTTTCTATAGTACATTCTTTACAGACTGGGTCCATTTTTTCATTGTCAATGAAACTTACCTCTGTAGGACGAATGTTAGTGGCATAATTGTCACCCATGACGTCAACATCGTTTGAAAACCAATCAATACTAACATGTGTCATGTCTCCCTCCTTAACTTTTTCCATTACTTCATGACCGCGGCCATATTTGTTAGATACTGTTGCCAGCATCTTTACAGCGGTCTTTCCATTGTCCATCTCGATTAGCTCTGGATTAGCAGCCATGCCGATTAAGTCCTCGGCCGTTCTTTGATGGTCTACATAAATCGGGAGTTCTGAAAATTTGCTTAAGCTGTCTTTCAACATACCTCCTTCAATATAAACTTGTTGTTGTTTTCCGTCTTCTTCATATTCATGAAGTCCGGATGTAATAGCGATAACGGGGAATGATACTGAGTCAATTCCCTCTTCGCTGGTAATATTAATGTCTGCACCTTCAGCAACTGAGAGCGCAAACGACCTACGAACTGGTTCTGCCAGTGTGCCATTGACTGCAAATTCCCGTTCTACGCCATTTTCGCTAGCCCACATGTTACACATGCCTGCTGCGACCTCTTCGGAGTTATCAAAACCCCTTTTCTTCAGAGTAGCTTTGGTAGCTATCAAACATTTTTCGTATGTCATTTTCTATCTCCTGTTGCGTTTGCGGAGGGTTTATTACCCCTATTTTGTGCTCTAGCGGATTCTTCTTTCTTATCTTGATTCTTTCCACCAGAGATGTTCGCATTCTTATCACTCTGTTCTTTTTCGATAGGTGATGCCTTTATATCTTCAGAAGTTTCCATATCTAATTCTGCAACTCCTTCAGGGTCAAGACCTCTTTCCTCTCTAACTTCACCGGGTGACAATACTCCTTCTGATAGATAAATCATATCAGTCTTAGCTTTAGTGAATGCGTCTTCAACATTAATTTGCCTAAACTTAAACTTTGCGTCGCCCTTTTCTAATTGTGGCATAAGCTGGGAATTAAGTGCTCCCTCTACCATAGTTTGTAAATATCTTACATATGGTTCAAATATTGGACGTGCCTTTTCTGGGTCTGTCCACATAGTTCGTGGTGTTTTAAGTGCTACATGTATCTTATCTAATATATCATCAGTATATTTACCGTACTCAAATGCACGTTGTGTACCTTGTAGTTCTTTTATTTGTATATCGTTTCCGTGGATTATGTCCTCGCCGGGAGCTAAAGTGTTAAATGCATCTACAATCTCATTAATTTTATCTGGACCGTATGGCATATCAGGTAAACCTGCACTCACATCAAACCTACTAGAAGCGTATTTATTCAAAGCAGCTCCTATGTCTCTCTCAGCATAATCTTTTAAATCCACTAGATAAAGTATAGGGTGTATGTCGGATAATCCATAAGCAAAATCATCAAATTGATTGTTTCTCAGTTCGATAATTTCATTTTCCTCAAATCTTATGTTTTCGTCATCATCTCCTACTTTTTGATAGTAGTATTCTATTTGTCCATGCTCATTTCTTTTTACATACATATTTTGACTAGACCTTAGTATAAGGTTATCTCCAGTCCATTCTAAATATCCTGTACCAAAAATACGGGCATTTCTTAACCAACCATATAATATATGTTCTATATTTATATCGCGGAACATTTCTTCTACTTCTTCTCTCACGCTATCTTCGGCTGTAACAATATCAAAATTATCTTTGACAGCGTACAAACAAGGTAAGTCAATTAAACTTCTAACAATAGGGTCTGAAAGGTAAACATTCATATAAGTTCTATTTTTACCTACGTGTGGTTCAAAATCTTTATTTTGTCCAAAACCACCAAATCCTTTGTTTATTTTAAGTCTTTGAATTACTCCCTCACCGTAACTGCGTGGGTCATCTTTCTTATAAGACGGGTTGCTTCCAATTGATGCAAACCTGCGTCTAACTCTATCTATAAACGACATGGCTATTTATAATTAACTTCTATGAGTATATAAAGCTTTTCTTACAATCCACGCAAAGGTTGCTTATTTAGTGTAACTTTACGTCTAGTTGTTGTAAAAAGTGGGCCACCAGAATGATTTGGTCTATTTATACCTGCTGCTTTGTTAATTGGTCTAGAAACTATACTTTGTCCAAAGTTACCAGTCATAGGTAACATAGTTAGTGTAGCGTGTATTGCCATAGCAGAACTATCACAATAATCATCATGTTTACTACTAGGTGCTGAAATCTTTTCAGTTTTATTAGCTACATCCATAGTATATTCTAAATCTATATGTTCTCTAGTCCACTTGTGTATTAACTTAGCATCGTTAGCATCTAAATGTTCAGGGTTTGGTACTCTAACTCTACCTTGTTGTACATATGACACATAATCTCTATACATTTGTGTCTTAGTTCCTTTAGGTCCACCAGTAAATATAAATGCCACAAAATGAATATCTTCATTCATACAAGCTATCCTGAGGTCTTGTTCAACCGCACCACCCATACCAGTACAGTCAACAATAAGCCTATTAGCACCCAACTGAGTGGTAATGTCCATGATACGTCGACGTTGGAATGGAATATCATGTCCACCAGTTCTGGCATTGATTTCTTCAATGTAAATAAGTCTAGCAATATTTTCTTTGTCAGACTTTTCAAGGGACCATGCACTAATAACAGTAGAGTTAACAGATTTGCCAATGTCAACACCAACAATAATATTGCTTCCTCCCTGCTTTCCATCCCCATCGAGTCTAGTAATTTCGTAATCATCATAACACGCCTTAATTTTTTCTGGATTAAATACATTCGCTACAGACTCTACAAACTCACACTCGTATTCTGTCCTCCAGTAGATAGAATCTTCTCCCCATTCAGTCATCTTATCTAACATTTCTTCATCAGTGTAGGGAGCTGAGTAAGCCTCCCCCTTCTTTACGGCGTCTCTCCATGTATAATGTAACCTTTTAAAGGTTTCTGCGTAACCATCGTCATATAAATACCTATACATGTGGTTATCTTTGGATTTTGGTGTTCCAAGATTGATAAAAGGAGCTTTATTAGCAACAATAGCAGGCTCTACGTTGTCAATGAACAATTTATCGTCGATGAGTGGAGACTCATCAACAACAAGGAACGTAGGGTGTTGCCCTCTTATAGCTTGTCCTTGGTTACTAGGCGCCAATGGAGCTCTTCGCATTATTGTGCCCCCCTTAAGTGTTATGTTGGGCTTGTTATGAAAGCGATAATTCTTAACTAAGCCGTTTAAAAAACTGTTATCAGCAAAATGTCTATAGACGTAGTTAAAGATTAGAGCTGCTTGGTCCTCAGTAGGGGCCAGTATAAATACTAAATCTCTAAATCTATTAAAAAACATATATATAGTCACCGCTACAGACAATGCGAACGATTTCCCACTGCCTCGTGGAGCTAATATTGCTAATTTGGTTTGTTTATCGTCATCTCTTAACATTAGACATTCTAAAACTATGTCTTCTTGTAAAGGTCTGAGTAGTAATGGTCGTTGTTTTCCATCAATTAGGTATGAAGTACAGAATGCCCTAATCAATTTTCTCATTTTTGCAGAATCTTGTCTGCAACTTTTAAAGATATCCTCTAACTTTCTTGAATCTAATCCACCTTTACCTGTCAGCAGGCTGTTTAGACTCTTTTGGTTTTCCTTCATCGGATAAATCTCCTAAAAACGAAGCGAATGCTTCAGTATTCTTCTCTACAGTAGTTGGCACTTCAATGTTTAACGCTCGGAATTCAGTATGAATGTCCTTAACGATTGTATTTCTTTGGCGCAAGAGCTCTGTTCTAGCGTTAACATCCCGAATACATACAAGAATTTCTTCCCACAGTATGTCTTCAAGAGCAAGATTGCGCGCAAGAAGGCGGACAAGCTCTTTATGACGTCCATATTCAGCTTCTCCAACCCTCTGCTTTAATCTTTGCTCGTATTCCTCTACGTTCAAAGCCCTTTCCCTTCATCGAGGGCTGCTTTGACTTTAGATTTTACAAGACTAGCTAGCTCGTCATCCTTTTCATCCCAAGCTGTTACTAAAACATTTCGGACTAAAGAGTCTTTGACGTGCTTTTGTGCTGTTTCGTCTAGCTTCTCAAAAGCTTTCATCTGTACTTTAGTTAGATTTTTATCTAAAAGTCCCATTAACTCTGTCTCATTGTTCTTAATGTATTTAAAAACTAATTCTTTGACTGCTGGTACAGTATAAGCGATATAACCGCCCATACCTAGTACTACGGCAACTAATGCCATAAGTAATGGTTCGTCCATTATTGCGTCTAACATTCCAGATTCTTCTACAGTGTCGATAAGAGCAGTGATGTTACCATCTTCTGCTGTCTCATTTCCAGCTGTTTCATTGTTTGTATTATTCATATGTTGATATCTCCATATATTGGGGTACCCACAATGGCACTTGCGTTAAGTAACCTGTGGAGCAATGGCCCTGTGGCGGGTGCCCATACATATTTAGAAGCCCTATGTATATAAAGCTTACCATTTAACCTTATCTGCCCAGTATGCAGCAGACATCTTACCCTTCTTAATGTTCTTAGCGTGGCGCGCTTTAAAACTCTTTCTTCGGGCTTTAGATTTCTTGTCTGTCTTCTTACCAGCAGTAGTTACTCCTTGTTGTCCAAATCTAATAAGTTTAGTCTTTGAACCTTCTTTAGCAACAACTACATGTGATTTCTTTGGGTGTTTAGGTGTTCTTTTAGGTTTATTGTATCCTGATACTCCTGCTCTTGTTAGCTTAGCATCTTTTTTCTTAGGAGCCACTATTTCTTCCTCTTTTTAGTTTTTTTCTTTTTTGGTCTTCCTACTTTTTTTCCGTATGTACCTTTACCGTATGGCATTATTTCTTTCTCCTTTTAGCAGTCTTAGCTGCTCTCTTGAATTGTTTCTTCGTAGGAGCACCTTTGGTTCCCGGTTTTCTCATCTTTTCTTTTGAACCTTTCTTGATGCGCTTACGTTTAGCGTGTATATTTGCATATAGGCCTTTTTTCTTTACCATATTTAACCTGATGATAATGTTGATTTATCTGAGTTCTTTTGGTAATTCTTTTTGTCATCTACAAAGTTGACGTTTGGTGTTTGATTATCATATCCTTCATCTGGCTTCAAACCCATGTACATCTCTGATGTTTTAGGTTTATCTGCTGGAATTGATTCATATGATGTTATTGGTTTTTTTCCCATTGACATATTTATTCCTCCTTCGAGCAACTGCAATCACAGCTGCAATCATCGCAGCAACAGCTGCTTGCTTCTAGTATTTCTTTACTCATTTTTTTGTCTCCATCTTATGTTCTTGTTCTTGTGCTTTAGTTTCTATCATTTGAGATTGTTTCTGACTTGCGTCGTTATAATCAATAACGGCTTGTGCCTTTACTTTATAAAACGCTGTCTTTTCTGCTTGTTCTTGTTTCCAAACATCTAATGCGTCTTTAATAATAAGAAGCGCTGGGCCTCCTAATATAGCTATTAAAGTTGTATATGCTTCAATGTTCTCAAGTACTGCTGAGTTATTAAGTCCTGTGTGTATAACGAACCCTGCAAACCCAACCCAAAGTAGAACTAAAGGTACTGCAATCATAAACATAAAAATATCGTTGAAGGTTATTCCCTCACTTGCTTCTTTACTCATTCTTGTTTTCTCCTTTTTTGGTTCTGGTTCTTTCTTTACTGGTGTTGTTCTTTTCTTTACATACCTTATCATTAGCCCTATTATATAAAGAGAGAGTCCCACACAAATTAGTGCTGTAAACTCCAGTATCTTTATTAGAGTATCTGTAATCATTAATCATTCTTCCTCCGCGAAATTCTCTTCGAAATCTTCGAAGGTCTTCTTTCTTATCATTTCTTTTAAATCATCTACATCTGAAATTATTTTAGCTAACATGTTAGTAAGGATAAGCATTTCACGTGCTTTCACTCTTCCTCTCCTATAGCTTCTAATAGTTTATTATATCTACTCTTCATCTGGGTCCTCCAATATTATTTCATCTATATAAAAGTAATTTACGTATTCATACTCACCATTTCTATTCCAATCTGCATAGAGATTAACATATACCATATACCAACCAGTATAAGGTTCAGTAAAGTATTCTACTCCTGAGGATAAGGTATATTCGTTACCTTCCCATCCTGTTATATTAAAAAAGTAATTGTTGTACATATAACCATTCCAAACTGTCTCATTGTCCACTACCTTTATATGTCCTATATCATAGAACACCATAACTGGTAATGTGTCTTGGTCACAATCTGTATCTATATCTACTGTAATATTTAAAGAGTTGTCTTCTCTAGAATAGTTTCCATATTGTAAACCATTATAAAAGTATGTTGCATTAGATTCACATTCGTAAGCTTCGTATTCACAACTACCATCATCTTCCTCAGCTCGGTCGTTGTAGTTCTCAGCATCTATGTCCATACATCCGTAAACTGTCTCGTTGGTCTGAGTCTCGTTGTTACCTGTATCGTTGTTGACGGGGCCGCCAAGAAATTGACAACGCCCATTATCATGGGTAGCCTGTGCATTATAATTATCCGCATCTGGATTTGTACAACCATAGATTACAGGAGGAGGGAATACACAACTACCATTATCAAAAGTTGCATCTTTTTTATAATTGATAGCTCCAACGTCCATACATCCACCCTTTGATATGGGCTCTTCCTCTCCTCCAAAAATATCTTGTAATACGCCGACATCTACAGTGCCACTACCAAACATTGCTAGAAGTAATACAGTTAACACTGAACCTAATTTTTTTCCAAACTGAGTCTCCCCTAGTTTATCTCCAGCTTTACCAATTGTCTCAAAGAGACCTTCTTCTTCTTCGTCTGGTCTTCTACCTCCTATCCCTAATGCTTCTCGTTCTTCATCAGAGATTACAGAGATAGCTCCGTAATCATCGCGCGCCATGTATTATTTTACATGACGCTTGTATTTAAAGATTACCCTCAATCGAAGTCAGGGAACTGGGATTGAGACTCTACATCTAATGTACCTTTTAATTTATTACTTACATCAGCATAGTTCTCTTTTTTACGTTTAGAATATTTAGGTTTCCATTTAGGAAGCTCTACATCGCAAGGGCCGCCGTTACCTTTATAGAACGAGCACCATTTACATAAGTTCTGTGGTTTAGTCTCGTACCTATCTTCGTACTCTTCGCGTTCCTTTATACAGTCGTGTACCATCTTAATCAAGTCTTTTGCTTCATCAAGTACATTCTGATTAACCTTGACAAAGAAGGTATCATCAAAGCGTAGGTAATTAACGCCTACAAAGTCAGGCATCTCTCCCATCTCTAATGTGTATAAGAAAGCGTAGATAATTAACTGTCGATAATATTCTTCGGGTAAGTATGCACCGTAGCGCTTACTGGTCTTATAATCAAGTAGTGTAGTACCACCATCGAAATCATTACATACAACATCAATAACTCCTACGATTGCGTACTCTTTAGACTTAACCCACTTCTCAGCGTACTTAGGTGCTACAGCGTTCCAAGCTTGTTGCTTGTTCTTGAATATCTTCCACTGTACCATCTCTGTTAGTTTCTTGTCGACGGAGTCGACGAAGTTCTGTAGTAACGCTTCAGTCTCAGTATACAT